TGGCCGCAAGGCGATACGGGAGTTCACACATGCCGCGTGTATGACTCACTGGATGAAGCTGTGGGCGCGGCACATTCCAAAGCCGACTTCTACCACAGGGCATACGTGGTGCGTACCGCTTATGAGAGTCCGGCAAGAACCATCAGAACAATCCTCCCAAGGAGACACCAATGAGCGACAAAGTGAAAGTCGGCACGAGCAAGGTCACGTTCCGTGTGCGCGCGTTCGACTATCCGCAGATCGAACTCGCATCCGTCGAAGTGGATGTGCCGATGTACACGAAGACGGACAACAAGCTCGACAACATGCAGCAGGGACATGTCACGGCGGACGTGCCGGACGGTTTCAACGAGAAGGTCAAAGACGCATTGCAGGTGTTCGCGGACACTCTACAGGCATCGTTCAACGAAGAAGGAGAGTGAAATGTTGAGAAGCATTGATTTCAAAACAATGCCTTACCTGTTTACCGACAAGGCTGGCACTTGTCTGACCGTGGAGTTCGACGGGAGGGAACTGGATGACATCTACAAGCAGGTGAAAGCCATGTACGATCAGGCGCACTCGTCTGATGACATGCCCACCGAACCGGGCTGGTATGCGACTCGGGATGGTGAAGACCTGTTGAGCTACGACGGTGACGCTTGGCACATTCACAATATCGACTGTGATGCGCAATTGTTCGCTGACGGGGATTTGGAAACGATGGACTGGAGCGTGGTCAAACGCACGTTCGATGCTGACGCTTTCCCGCTGATACCAGTGAATCTTAACGATACATCTCGTGCGGAGCGTCGGTTGACCAACCTCACCAACTTTTTGCACACGCTCATTCATGAGTGTGAGACAGTGCGGGACAACCCATCTTCCGACAAGCATACGAAAGACATCGAGAATGCCGTCTGCGGGACTGGAATCAATTTCGCCAAAGACCTGCTCGCACGATTGGAAAACGGGGTGTTCGACCATGAACGTGCATGAAAGCCTATCCGACTGGCGGTCGCTGCCCATGAGCATGCTCGACGGGCATAGGGCGATAATCCAACTCAACGAAGGCATGATCATCGACGGGTATCTGAGATACGTGCCTTCGAAACTCCGCAAGGAATTACGAGGCGCGACGGAAGGAATCTGCGAATCATTGATGGTTGAAGGCGTGTACCAGCCGGTCATCATCAGCGTGAACGCAGGCGGAAAGCATGTGGTTGATGGCGTGAAGGCATTGAACATACTCAAGGAGGTGAGCGCATGAGCGACCAATACGCGGTCAGCATCCGTCATAGCTACACCATGCCGGATGAGACATTCTATGGATATGAGCTGGTCTTATGGCATTGGGACGTGATCGAGAACACTTGGCTGTTTCGTGCGACACGCGAATACCCAGTATCCAAGACCGTCTCACGGAAACAAGCGTTGGAACAGGCGCTTTACGACGCTGAGGAATTGGCTCGAATCTTCCAATGCAAAAACTATGGAACCAACGAAGAAGGAATGTGGGGAGGCCGTGAGTGATGTTCGGGCGTAAGAAGAAGCCCCAGCCCAAGAGTTATCTTCGATGCCCTTACTGCGGTGACGCGCCAATAATAGTTAGCGGCAAATGCACATATCACAATCCACGTCATACTGTCTACCGGTATGAGTGCGACCTTAGGTGCCTTCAAGGCGAGGTGTGTCAGACTGCCGAAGCTGCGTTCGATTCGTGGGTACGCATTGTCGCCCGCTATTACGACGCGGAAAATGCTATCAGACAATTCCGCAAGGAGAGGAAATCATGAGTCTGGCTGATGTTTGCTGGAACATTCCAAGCGTTTTCATCGTCATCACATTGGGTGTGATAGCGATACTCTGCGTGCTCATGCTGTTAGGCGTATTCGTATGCATCTTCGACCATGACGATAACCACAGGAACGATAAGAGCAGTAAGGAATAACAATGGCGACGAACGTGACTGAGAAAGACAAGACACTGCATGAGGTCATCGACTTTCTGCAAAAAGAGTGGGATGCAGCTAATAACGCTTCTGATAATCCAGACGAAGAAGTGTACGACTTTTACGACGGAATGACGACGGCTTACGAGCATGTAATCAATTACTGCCGTCACATGCTCGGCTATTCCGGCACCATGCCTTCCGAGGTACCCAATCAAAGCGAGGACGCGAAGGAATAGTTATGTGGTTCAAACGCAGACGCAACGAATATGGGTGTCCAATGTGCGGCAGACTACCAGTAATCAAGGCATCGCAAACGGAAAAATACCACGAGAGCCGCAAAGTAAGGACAACACTCACAGTCTACCGGCTCCAATGTCCACGTGGACATATCTCTACCAGCTGGTTCAGCCACGCCGCACTCGCAAGCAGGCAGTGGAAAGAACTCGTGGACGAGTACAAGGGGAAGGATACGAAATGAGCGCGTATCAGCCTGTTCTTGACCCCGCCTGCGGCGGCCGAATGTTCTGGTTTGACAAATCGGATGATCGGGTGCTTTTTGGTGATGTGCGTGATGAGAGCTGGGAATTGTGCGATGGGCGTAGGTTCGATGTCAAGCCGGACATGCTGATGGACTACCGCGACCTGCCGTTCCCCGACGGGACGTTCCGCATGGTGGTGCTCGACCCGCCCCACCTGCGCAATGCGGGGGAAACGAGCTACATGGCGCAGAAATACGGTTGCCTCGACCAAGAGACGTGGAAAGCTGACCTCAAGACCATGTTCAGCGAGTGCTTCCGCGTCCTGAAAGAGCATGGAGTGTTGATTTTCAAATGGAATGAGACACAGATACCCGTATCGCAGATTCTCAAGCTCACAGCGCACAAGCCACTCTTCGGCAACAAGCAGCCGAACCGCACGGGAACACACTGGATTGTCTTCATGAAGGATGACGCGAAATGAGTAAACGGTACAAGGTTTGCCCACTTTTTTGGAGTGATTACGGCGATGAGCGCACCTTGATGAATATGGGTGTGTTTGAAGAGTTGCTGAACGAGGGTTGGAAGATTCTGCGGGTGGATACCATGCCGCCAACGGAATTGCGTGATACCGCCGTCACAGCGACGAACGTCTACATCCTTGAGAGGGAGGCTAATGATGATTAGTCAATACGACAAGGACATGTGTTGCCTGTATATCGCTGAGGGGATGAACTACATCTGGCAACAACGAGAGAACCAAGAGCTTTCCCGAATACTTGAATCATTGGCCGATAGGAAGCTCATGAAGCGTGTCCATGGCGGGTATGCGATCACGCTCAAGGGATTGTTGGCAGTCAAGGTGTGGAGACTTCACCTGTTCCTGTTCCATCACGGTGAATACAAGTACTTCAGGAGGAAGAAATGAGCAGGGCTGAGACCACCGCCATGCTGTCCAAGCTGGTGGAGAAGAGGTTGAGGAATCAGACCGTTTTTTGGGCGAGCGAGGTCAATTTCGACCGTAACACGCCCGACGAAAGGCGCGTGGACTACGTGGGCTTCAAGCCCTGGAACATCAACGGTGAGCCGGTGCCCGCAAGCGTCGAGAAAGGCTGCTTCGAGTTCTACGAGGTCAAGTCATGCATGGCTGACTTCACTAGCGGCAACGGACTGACGTTCTACGGCGATCAGAACTATCTGGTCTGCACGAAGGAACTGTGTGACGAGATCGTATGGCAGAAGATGGTGCCGCCGCGAGTGAACGCGATTCTGACACCGGATTCGACCGGCTCGAAACTGATTCTCGACTATGTGCAGTCCTACAACGACCTGTCATACAGGAGGCGTCCGGCAAGCGAAATCCTGTGGGCCATGGTCAAAGCTAACGGAAAGAGGACTAATTGAGCATCATGCTTGACGAGGCCAACGCTTACGAGCGTGGCATGGATGATGATTTGACTTTTCAGACGGTTCGTGAGCTTGCCGGTACAGCGTACATGGCCGGACGTTCCGCTCCACCAACCGACGCCGAGGTGGAGGCCGTGGCGAAACGGCTCTGCTGGAACAGCTGCGAATGGGATGGCATCGAAAGCGACTATGTGGCGAAGGACGAAGACGATGCATGGGATTACGCCGGTGAAATCTGCGGATATCAGGAAGACTACATCGCGCGGGCGAAAGAAGTGCTCGAAGTGGCACGTAAGGCGGTGACGGAATGAAGGCTGTTTTGATTGTTTTCACCATTGTCTTCGGTTTGCTTTCTTTCGCGTCGTTTGCGTCGATCGTCGCGTTGTTCATCGCCGACTGGATGGCAAAACACTTCTAGACCACATTCAAACCCGTCGAAATCGACGGGATAAGACAATCAAGGAGACGAAATGATAGGAAACAAGAATATTCAACGAGGGCTAATGGCCGTGCTTATGGCCGTAGCGATGGTTTTCCCGCTGGCCGGATGCGAGAACGAAGCGGATGTTGACGATGTTGAAGGCGGTAGTGACTGCATTGATGTGCGAGGCGACTTCGCTGTCGATGAGTGCAGAATCGAGTTGCACGACGGTAGGGCCGTGACATGCATCAGGTTCAACGTCTACAAGGGGGGAGGCGGTCTTTCCTGCGATTGGGACAATGCTAGCGGCAAGGACGGGGAAACGAAATAATGGAACATGAGCTAATCCCCGTATACACGAAGTTCACCGGTAACGGTGTGCGTGTGCAGAATGATTCTAAACTCATCGACTATCTGGATGATGGGTGGAAAATCATCAACGTCACGGCAGCGAACCCACTGGCATTGGACAACAATGAGGCCGTCGTGTTGTACGTGATCGAGAGGACTACTGCAAATCATTGGAGCAAACGGAATGAATGAGCCTACCGCCGACGAGATCATGAAAATGTTCGCGGTTGACATAGCAGTTCTTCGTCGTGGTAGGCGCAAGCCGTCTGAGAAGCCGCCAGTCGGAAAGAAGAAGGCGAAAGCGTCGAAAAAGCCGGTCAAGCTTACTGCGGAACAGCTCGCACGGAAACGTGAGCACACGCGACAGTGGCGGATGGCCCACCGTGAGCAAGTCTTGGAATGCAACCGCCGATACAAGCTTGCGCATCGTCCGACATTCCACCATTTCAGCCGTGAGGAACAGGCGGCCTACGAACGCAACTACTACCTGCTTCACCCCGAGAAGAGAAAACGGAAGCGGGAGACTGTTTGAGACGTTAATCCAAACACATAAATACAATTCCTCAATGAAAATGCTTATTCGCGGGTGAACGACGCATTCATGTCCTTCACCCGCACTATTGTTATATTTGTTCTATTTCGACACGAGAACAAGCACAACGATAGCGAGAATCAGCATTGTTGCATTACCCATAGGTTCCTCCTTTCGTTTTGCTATGTGGAAGTTCTGCTAATAACCGCTAGCCTTAGCAGAACTTCCACGTAGAGTTCATATTCTTACTACGCGTCGAATCCCAACCACCAAAGATGACGGTTTCCGGAGACAAATCAAACAACGGAAGCAGATTCTCCAACGTAGAATTTCGTGCATTCGCGTATGGTTCAGCCTTGGACGTGGACTCACCTTCGTAACTGCTGACACGGATATGGCCGTCAAAGCCACGATGTGGAAGCTGAATATCGGTTGCAAGGTTGGGTGCAACCGGTATACTAGACATGTTCCGGCATTAATCGCACGCCTTCGGGCACCGGTGCGGAATCAACATACCATGATTTTGGAAGGCGTGCGATTGGCTGACTGCAAACTGTTGCGTTGCGGGCGTGAAAGAGACGATACCAGGCAACTCTGCCCTGAATGTGAACAGCGGCTCCTAGCCGACTTGGAATGGTTCACGAAGAACATCGGATTTTTGGAAACCGACAAGATGAACCGCATCAACAAGAATCATGACGCTGATGGCGGCGGGGGAGGATACTCTGATAATCCGCCATTGCGAGAGCAAGTGTTCGACCTGCTGTATGAGGGAGACGAACGGGATGATAGCGTGTGGGGCACACTATCCGCGTTCGCTAAATGCTTAGGCGTCGAATACCTGAATCACGATCCGTTGAACGTGTTGGCGCAGCGGATAGCCGTGAAGAAAACCAAGCAAGGCGAACCCGCGTGTCTATGCTCAACGGCAACACCCGTGTACGCGCTTGAAATCCGCATCGCCCGCGACAAATGCCAGCGCCTGTTGAATCAAGGCCATACGGTTAGCTTGGGCAACTGCCCCAACACTGACTGCAACATGCCGTTAAGCGCTGACGAGACGGCAAAACAAGTCAAATGCCGTGGATGCAGGAACGTTTGGAACATCAACTTTTTGAGGACACTCATGCAAGACAAGATCAAACACAGCACTTACACGGGGACTGCTTCGGACATTAGAAGCAAACTCCAACAGGCTGGATACCTCGTATCCGCGAACACGTTGAAATCATGGGCGCACAGGGGCAAGCTCACCCCGGTACGCAAGGAAGGCAGACACCCAATCTATTGCATCGCGGACGTGTACATGCTGATGCAGCAAACCACTCCAGTGGACGATATTTGGGGACTCGTCGGAAAGGACAACCGGCAGTGAGCATCATCAGCATCACCGACAAGGGCAAGACCATCACCTATCACGCGCATCACATGCGCGACGTGATCGAACCAGTCAAACAGTACGGCATGTTCGGAGAGCAATTGAACGCGAAGAAAAAGCTCCACACGCTCACTTTCTACACGGAGGACTAATAATGCGAGTCAACATCGACTGCACGCTAATCATCCTACTGTTGTCCGGCATGTTGGCACTCCTGAAAATCGGGGGCCAATTCCCATACTCGTGGATATGGGTGCTCGCACCCATTTGGATACCACTACTCGCACTGGCCGGTATCACAATCATCCTGATGATCGCTTGGATTATCGGCGTCATAGGCGCACTCATTCTCGAAAAGTTCGGAGACTAATTGCAGATCAGCGGCAAGACAAACAATATTGGCTACGCTCACGCGAACGATGGTGGAGCAGACCTACGTTCCAACGAGGACACGATCATCTGCGCGGGTAGCCAAACACTCGTACACACAGGCGTATACATGGCTATTCCAGCTGGATACGTCGGCCTAATCTGCCCACGCTCAGGCTTGGCGTTGAAACACAACATCACCGTGATGAACGCGCCTGGTGTAATCGATGCCAATTATCGTGGCGAAGTCGACGTAATCCTCAGAAACATGGGCGAACAGGCGTTTGAAATCCATGAGGGAGACCGGATAGCGCAGATCGTGTTCCTACCATACGCGCACATGCAATTCGAGCCAGTCAACGAACTGGATTCTACCGAACGTGGCGATAAAGGATTCGGCAGCACCGGCAAATAATCCGACAGCAAGAACACTCGCCAAACGGATACCCGACAACCCCAGACAGGAGCAATCATGAGAATCTACGTCGTCACTGCGAACGTTATGGACAGGGACGAATACAGGGATTACACGCTCAAACCGGTAGATAGGTGGCATCCGTATTTCACCATGAGCAGGAGACTGGCTGACCAATACGGCGAGTACGTGAGCATAATGGGCGTCTATTCCACATTCGAGCAGGCGGATCATCGTTGGGATGAACTCGACCGTGAAGGCTTCGATGTTTTCCCGATCGATGAATTCATCGTGGACGCGAACTGCTGGAAATACATAGGAGGCTACGCGGAATGAGCGGCGACGACACGACACAGGACAACACCACCAAGGAGGCACAATGAAAGCACTCGACTTCACCAAGAAGAAAAGCAAACTGGTAGACAAGCTGGTAAAACTCGGATTCCATTATCAAAGCACCGACAAGGAGCCAGATAGTCCGGGAAGACCCCCACGGCTGATAAACACGTGGGCGAACGTCATGAATGGCGTGACCCTGCAAATCATCGATACGTATGACACACACCGTGGCTCAAACTACGAACTGATTACAACACCGCTCAAACGAGTCATCATAACTGATGATTGCACTAACATAAGCGTCACCATGTCGGTCGAAGAGTTCATGGAATTGGAACGGATCACGAACAGCAACGGCAGCACATTCCCACGCCCGGAAACATCCTTCAAAAGAATTACCAACGAGAACTAGGAGACCACGCGGAATGAGCGAGACAATCACAGCAGACCATCTGAACGCCACGCACTTAGGCAAAAGAATCACAATCAACGGCAAGCATGGCACCGTCGTGTCGGGCAAGCTGAAAAAAATCCGCGCCGACTACGCCATCATGCCCAGTTTCACGTCTTACTCCTTCTGTGAAGAAGACATACCCAAACCATTGGGGTACAGAAAAGACGTTCACATCATCATGCACTTGTCGAACCAAGTCAACGACGATATCAAAGCAATCGTACGCGAGGACACGGAACTACAGGTAGAAGACGAACCACGCGTGGAAGACGCTTCATAGCCCGCACCATGACACAGACAGGTTGACCATTTTCCTGACGTCGGCAAAATGGTCAACCTCGAAAAAGGAGACGCAATGAAATGGTTCACTAGTGACTTGCATTTCGCGCATCCGTTCGTGGCCGCGCTACGCGGTTACGCGCTACCCGGATACGCTAAGGATGCATCGATCAAACAACAGGCCGAACATGAGCATAAGCCGCTCAAGAACTGTGTTGACTGGCGGAGACATGATGCCGACATTGTGCGCGCGATCAACACGTATGTTGGAGAGGAAGACGAACTCTACATCCTCGGAGACATCAGTTCCGGTGGTACGTGGAGTGTAGACCAAGCGATAATGCGCATCCAAAACTTGCATGTGCCACGCAGGAACCGTCATCTGATTCTCGGCAACCACGAACTGCACAGTTCCAGCCGCACGCTGGAAAAGTTGGCAAGCGTGTTCGTGGAAGTCGGAATGGTCGGCATCACTGAAATCAGAGACGGGTGGGGCAACAATCCACACACGGTATTTTTAAGCCACTTCCAATGGCGTGAAGACTTCACGCAAAGCAAACCCCTAGGTGCAGTCTCAACCAATTGGAACGCGCCGGAATTAGCCGAATACGCGATACCACGCATGAACAACACTCTGCTCCTGCACGGACACACGCACGCGCATGACCCGCTTGAGTTCGGCAGGCATCACAATGAGATCAACGTCGGATTGGACGCATGGCGTTTCGAGCCAGTCAACGAAGCCGAATTGTTGGACAACTGGTTACAAACCGCGTCAGGCAACGTCTGAGTGGTCTACAATGGCCCTGTTAACAACAAATGCGTTTAGCGAGTGTTCGCCAAACGTTGGAAACCGGCTTCATCATCCTCTGGTTACGCCAAAAACCACGCACGATAAAACGATGGGTGTATTCGCGTCGCACTTGTTCGTCATTGTCGGAGCTTTCACCTGGACGATGCAGATTCTCACGCAGCACCAGCATCTTGACCTTGCGGATTTCCGGGTCGAAACGCTGCGGCAGCGGATGCGTCATATCGGGTTTCGCCGGTTTCGCCTCGCAGATATGCGGTTCCGCGCTCAACGCCCACACCGCGCGCAGCAGATCGCCGAACCATCGGAAACCGCCGACATGCTCATTGAAAATGCCGTTGGCGAATCTGATGACCGGCAGTGAGAATGATTTCGCGTCGCATTCCTTCAGAGCGCATGGATGGTCCGTGAATCCCATCAATTCGATATCGCCGTTGCCGTCGCATTGCCAGAAGAGCGCCGACACATGGGCGTCTCCGACCTTCCTTCCCGTCGCGTCGTCGGTCACGGGGAATCTGACCATTTGGACATCCCCGTCGAAGAAGATAAGCCCGCTTTGCGCCGGCGCTTCCGATTTCGGGAAATCACCTGCCCGGACGGTATCTTCCGCCAGCGCCGTCATGTCCCGGCTGATCCACCAAAGCTGCGCGACG